AAGGTTGTTATCACAAGACCTACGGTGTCTAAAGAAGATATAGGGTTCTTACCAGGAAACATTAAGGAGAAGATGGACCCTTGGTTAGCACCAATTTATCACAATTTATTTATGTTGTACAATAAAGAAAAAGTACAGAAGCTATTAGACGATGAAACAATCGAAATAGTTCCATTTGCTTTTTTAAGAGGTAGAACGTTTCTAAATTCTCTTGTAATAGTTGATGAAGCTCAGAACGTTACTCATACTCAGATGGAAACTGTTATAGGTAGATTAGGAAAAAGTTCTAAAATGGTAATATGTGGAGATCTAGGGCAGATTGATTTAAAAGATAAGAGAGAAACTGGTTTTTCTTTTCTAACTAGACTAGAAGAAAACGTTGAAGGGTTCGTTACTCACTCACTTCAAAGAAATCATCGACATGATATAGTTTCACCTATCCTCGAAGTATATAAAACCTTCAGAGAATAACTACTATTTATAATAAACACTCTTAAATGGCAAATATCAAAACATGGGACGGATCAGCAACGTTTACAGCAGGACAGACTCCTTTCGGCTTTTACGACGGTGATTCTAACTTCCAAGCCGACGCAGTAAAGGTATCTAAATTTTGTGGAACAAGATTAGGCTACCCTTTGATGGATGTAGAGTTACAATCTGGATCTTTCTTTGCCTGTTTTGAGGAAGCAGTAACTACTTACGGAAATGAAGTCTTTCAATATAAGATTCGAGAAAACTACCTTAATATGGAAGGCTCTCCAACAGGTAGCTCTGTTAATAACCTAGTTATGGATGCTGGACTTGAAAGAATCGTAGGTATATCAAGACATTACGGAACAGAAGCAGAAGTAGGAGGTAATGTTACTAGGTATTCTGGATCTTTAAATATAACCGCATCAGTACAGTCCTACGATATGGATGCTTGGGCACTTGCCGAAGGAATTACAGGAAGTATTGAAGTAAGAAAAGTATATTACGAAGCACCACCAGCTATACAGAGATACTTTGACCCTTATGCAGGTACAGGTACAGGTATACAGTCAATGATGTCACAATTTGGCTTTGGACAGTTTAGTCCCGGTATTAACTTTATGTTAATGCCTACTTCATACGATGTAATGTTATTACAGGGTATAGAGTTTAATGATCAAATAAGAAAATCAGCATTTACTTTTGAATTAGTCAACAATCACTTAAAAGTATTCCCAGTACCCCCTACTGCAGGTAAAATGTGGTTTGAATACTATAGGACTGATGACAAAAATAGATTAACTACATCTTATGAGACAGGTAATATAACTAATGTAGCAGAAGTGCCATATTCAAATCCAACGTACTTACAAATCAATAGTGTTGGACGACAATGGATCTTTAAATATACATTATGTTTAGCTAAAGAAATGCTAGCTTATATTAGAGGTAAATACCAAGTAGTCCCAGTACCCGGGTCAGAAGCAACTTTAAATCAAGCTGATTTATTAGCAGATGCAAGAACAGAAAATATAGCCTTAATGACTAACTTACGTGAGATGTTAGATATGACTTCTAGAGGTAAACAGTTAGAGGCACAAGCTAAAGAAGCTGAAGACTTACAGAACACGATAAAATCGGTTCCAATGACAATATACATAGGGTAATGAAATTAATTCCATTAATATTAGAAATAGAGTACAGAACCTTTGAAGCAATGATCAAAGTACAGTTTGGTGAGGAAGGTACATCCGGGTATGATGATGCTATTAGAGCATTACCTGGAGTTACTACAGTAACAGTAGCTTCAGAAGGAGGAGAAGGATCAATTGCTACATATAAAGTTAAGATTATTAGTCAAAAAGAAGCTATAGAAGCTTTTGCATCTTTTAAAGAGACTGCTAAAGCCAAGTACAGTAACATTATCTCAGTAGAGGTAGGAGAACAAACAATAGAAGAAAAATAATGATATTCGGATCGGGTAGAGACTTTAACTTATTGGTTAATATTAACAGAGAACTATTACATGACGTAATAGCACAGGAAGTATTATACCATAAACTAAGCATTGAAGACTCAGAAACAAACCTTTATGGAGAATCAATGGCGAAGTCTTTTTGGAATGCAGTTAAATTAAACTGTCTTATTACTAGAGGAGACCAAGTAGTAGATATTCAAGAGTTTGGACCAGATTTAGGTAGAGAAGCATCATTTGCTTTTTTAAGACCTGATTTAGAAGATATAAATGTATTACCTGAAGTAGGAGACATAGTACAATGGCAAGAAGACTTCTATGAAGTAGATACAGTAAAAGAAAATACGTTATTTTTAGGGAGAGACAGTAAGTATAACCTTTCATCCTCTACATCTGGTTTTGGCAGCTCACTAAGTATAATTGTAGACTGTCATTTAACTAGAGCAGACAAGGTTGGAATATCAACAGTTAGATAATGGCAGGAAATAAACCAGATATTAACCCAAAAGAAACTAATCTACAAGATAGAGCACTTCAAGTCAGTAGAAAGGACGATAATATACAGAACTATAACGTCGGTATCAAAGATATTGATGAAGCTATATTCTTCTACTTTAATACTGTGCTAAGACCTACAGTAGTTCAAAACGGCACTACATTAAACGTACCTTTAGTTTATGGCTCACCAGAGAGATGGAAAGCTATGCAAGCTGACGGATATTATAGAGATAAAAACGGTAAGATGCAATCTCCGTTGATTGTATTTAGACGAGATAGCATTGAAAAGAATAGAGAGCTAGGTAATAAACTAGACGGTAATAATCCTCATAATTTCGGTATATTTAAAAAGAAATTTTCTAAGAGTAACGTATACGATAACTTTAGTGTACTTAATAATAGAAAACCAGAAGAAGAGATATTTGCAGTAGCTATTCCAGATTATGTTAATATAAAATATTCATGTATTATATATACTGACTATATGGAACAGAATAATAAGATTATAGAAGGGGTTAACTTTGCATCTGATTCATATTGGGGAGACCCTAGTAAGTTTAGATTCAGAGCTATGATAGATACGTATAATACAGTAACAGAACTAGCACAAGGATCTGACCGCTTAGTAAAGACAGAGTTTGCTATTAATTTACTTGGGCATATAGTAACTGATACAGTAAATGCACTACCCTTTAATACAAAGAAGTACTCAAATAAGACTTCTTTTAAAATTACTGGTGAATCAACTGACAGCCTTTAGTCAATTTTGCTATTTATAATCAATCGGTTGCATATAGGTAAGAATTAGAACATAATTAATAGTATGTCAAGAATATTTAGTGAATTATCAGGTTCGTTAACCTTTAGATCTGGAAGTACTCTACAGGCTGCACTTAATCCGAGTGCAAACGCCTTAGGACTTACTGGATCATTGAATATAACAGGATCTTCACTTACTTTTAACGGGACAGATGTAATACAACGTATAGCCACATTAGAAGCTGGCTCAGTCGATGTATCCTTAGTGGATTTAAATCAAGCCTCTGCTTCATTATATGCATATACAGCCTCTAACGATATCTCATCAGCATCTTTTGATAATAGAATAGATGATTTAGAGTCAACTACAACAGTACATACTTCTGATATAACAACACTACAAGCAGCTACTAGTTCCTACATAGCTAGTATGGCAACTTTAACAGCTGCAGGGTTTATATCATCTAGTAACTCATCAGTTATATCATCTTCAACTCAAATAGCTGGCTTGGGGTATATAACTTCCGCAGGAGTATCAGTTCCAGCAGGAACCGTATCTTCTTCTCAACAAATATCAGATTTAGAGTTTTTACAGTCTAATAGTTCTAATATAGTATCATCCTCTACTCAGATAACTGACTTAGGGTTCCTTACTTCAATACCAGCTAATGTAATATCAGCTTCTAGTCAAATAAGTGATCTAGGGTTCATTACTGCAGCAGGAGTAACCCATCCAGCAGGTATAATATCAGCTTCTGGGCAGATCTCTGCATTAGGGTTCATTACTTCAAGCGGAACTGGGTCAGCTAATTTATCAGCATTAAATACATATACAGCTTCAAATGATATAGCATCTGCTTCATTTGATAGTAGATTAGATGTAGTAGAACTTGTATCTGGGTCAAGTCATACACAGAGATTAGCACTAAGTGCTTCTCAAGCACTAGTTACTACCTCTTATACAAATCTTACAGGTAAACCAGTCGGTATTGTTTCTGCATCTAGCCAAATATCAGCATTAGGTTTTTTAACGTCATCTCATGCAGATATTACGTCTTTAAATGCCTATACAGCATCTAATGA